CTCGATCGTACTCCGCGTGACCTCGGGACAAAAGTAGTTCAGAATACCTTGTATACATTTTACAAGGCGGGTGTAACACACACCATAGGGTAACAACAAAACAATAACGTAGAGGGTCCTACAGCGCGTTTCAACAAACTCTACCAGCCGAACTGGGAGAATGAAGAAAGCGTTCTCAAACCCAATCTTTACAACAGAAAGACTAAACCGCTCGTATAGCGATTCGAGCATTATCCTGAAGAAGTTGCAGTGTACCGGCCGCACCAGTCGCAGTTAACTCAAGCGCCATGGTGTCATTGCCATCCGAAAACATATAAAATGTAAACGGAATCATAATGTCACCACCCGCGAGGGAAGTATAATGGACATGGCACGTTTGAGGAGGGACGGTTACTGCTCCATTCTTTTGGAAGTCTAAATCCCAAAAGGTGACCTCAGCAGATGAATTGGTTCCCCTGAACTCTCCACTAATCAGGTAAGTACCTGCAGGAAGAGTGAAGAGTCCAAGAACAGGGGCAGCCAATTCCATACCGTCGACAATGACTTCATTAAAGACGATCAGTTCCGCAATACCAGTTGCAAAAGTCTGATCGGCTGAATTGTTGTACAAAGCGAACGATGATGGTACAGGAAGTGCGGGACCAATTTGTGGTGAAATGAGACAAATCTCATAATAGACCCACAGTTGGCCGATGGCACTGGCATCTGCGCACGAGATAGTGGATACGATGATTGATCCACCGTCGTACAACCCCAAATCACCAGCCACAGGACCAGCGCGTACACGTTTGTTCTGCACTCCATCAAACATTATTTGTGGATTGAAGTTGCAGCGCAAAGCATTATACACTCGGTCGTTAGTCTGCGTTTCGTACGTGGACATGGCAGGCAAGGTTGATGGGGCAGCGTCTGAGGGATTGTAGTCAATCGCCAGATAGATTGAACCGGCAGTCGTTGTAACTGCCTCAGCTGGAACGTAAACAACCTCGAACTTCTTAAACCGGTATTTCTCCCAGCCACGTGCTCTATCAGAGAGCCAGGCGTAGAGTCCCAGTCCAGGGTTGATCGGGTGCTTTGTAGAAGCAAACGCAACAGATCCTAAGACCGTCGCGATTTGTTCATGCCCAGTGACAATCGTCTCACGACCGCTGGTTTTCATTTCGGGTATGCGAGTAACAACTCGAAATGAGCGAGCGGCAGGTGTGACCTTTGATTGTAGTTGCAATCCAGGCTGTCTGCGCGCGGGAAGTGGACGTTGCCGACCACCTCTACCGCGCTGTCGTTGAGGACCGTTAAGACGGTTTTGTTGATTTCTCCGATTATTCATAACTTGCAGTTAGACAAAAGTTGCATTCAAGTTTTCAGTGTTTGTCTATTGGAAAGGGGACCCCAAGTGCCCCCTCTGCAAGCTACGGACACCCCACTCCTAAGAGTGGCGTCGATTACGCCCCCGCAGCGGAGGGCGTCCTCGACGTCGAATCTCGCCTCCCCTATGAGGACCTTGTCGTTGCTTTCTCATATGAACAAATCGGCATTTCACGCCTCGATGACGACGCTCAAATGCACATATGCCAGAATTCTGGAAAGAATAACAAACCGGTGATCTCTTATGATGAGGAACCGACGACATAGAAGAAACTGAATCAATGCGATTACGTCCTATGATCAGCTTCAAGTGTGCCGGTACTTCCGATTCTGTGTTGCGACGTTGATGTGGATCAATATCGTGTTTATCATCATCACTAGGTTCGACAACTTCATCATCCACAATGACCTGAATATTCGGGTTCGGTCTCTTGGGCTCCATGCAGATGGGAAGTTTCATAAGGTCTTCAAGGGAATTAGCCTCGGCGATTGCGCGTAGAAAACGCACGTAATCAAAACCAGGAATATGCAACTCGAGATATCGAAGCATCCAGTCACCATATTCATTAGGATACTGGGATTCATTCGATACTCGAGAACACCACGAGCGTAGTATCTGGTTATTTCCGAGGGGATCAGCGAGGCCATCAGGTTCTTTCTCATCAGAATAGTGCAGAACTCGTTTGACCAATTCACCCAACACAGGGGTGTTTCGATCAGACAGATAGTAAGATCTGCTCTTTTCCAACAATTTCTCCTGTGGCGTACAACGTTGCGAAAGGTTGGGAGTAGTGTGAAATTTGCTCAATTGACGTTTAATATCACACATACTGTCAACACATCCGTACCACACTTCTGGCGAGTAATAACGAGCAAGAAAGGTTACACCGAAAGAACCTTTTTCTATCTCGCTGACAGTCAGAACCTGGCCAACAGATTCAGCTGCGCAAACATACGCGTATTGCTCAATATCGACCGTGAAACCATCATCACCTCCATAAAGGCCCAATTTGGCATAAGCCTCTGCGGGTGTTAAACGCCGTCCTCGGTAGCCCATTCGAAAGGCAATGTAAGCTATAAAAGCCGAGGCAATGGAATTAAAAGATGATGTTTCTGGAGAGCCGGATAAACGCGAAAAATTTGTATCGTATTTTACTCCAAGCGTTGTGAAACCTTTTTGATTAAACTGTGAGCGGTGCAGAGCTAGGACTTCCCATGAAAATTCTGGTTTAAAGAAGCGAAGCAGAATTTTCCTTTCTAAGTCACGGAGAACTGGTGAAACACGTCCATCAAATCTAGATAAATCTGAATTCATGGCGGTATTCTCACATGACTCGCAGAGAAGTGCTATGCGTTGTGCGATTTCGACCGGTTTCTTTCCAAACGCGTACCAAGATTGAGTTTTCAAATAAGCAGAAAATGCATAGATGTAGCGTGAATAACCCAATTTATCGACAGCATTAATCGTAGAAATAATGCGTGGATCATTGGGTTTTCCATAAGCCTCTTTCTTGATAAAGGATTTCACGTGGGAGAGGAATTGGTAAAACGGGCCTAGATCGCAGGCCTCATCGAGGATTCGTTGTTGAGAAGGTTTGTTTTGACGTTCATAAACTTCCTCAACCTCACGGGGGATTCCTTTTCCTTTATGTTCTTCTGGAATCAATAGCTCGATGAACTCTGTCATGAATAAATGATGTTGTAATGTCGATTCGACTCTCGATGCCACTTTAGTGACCCTGGCGAGTACAGCACGCTCTTCATTTGCTAACGTTTGATCTGGCGCGAAACATTCCGGTAGCAGTGGTGACATGTAGGGCGTGAGTGATCTTTTTGCATCTACATCGTACTCTTTCAATGTGAACTGGTAACGTCGAATACCTCGTTCAACCGGATAAACTGTATCAGCAATATCCGGGCCCATGGCTCGATGATACTCCATCAGAGCCATTGCTTCGGGTTTTGAAAGTTCAGGAAAGTACGATCGGACTCCAGGGGCGTTAATGGTGGTTTTGGTCGTCCTTGCGTAAGCAGCCAAAGCGTCATCAAGTACTGCGGAAATAGTTACGGCATTATACCCGTTAACTATCCCGGTAGACACTTCAGCTCCTCCGGGACCCTGCACGCGGAGTCGTAAGAAACCAGCGCATGCAACACGTAACCGTTTTAGTCGCGAGCCTTCGAGGACAAGCCAAGCGAATAGAGCGGATAACCGTGACCAAGACCCTGTTGGGGTCAAAAGGACAAAACCATGGTGCTTACTAGTTGAGCGTCGATCAACTGCGTAAGTGACAACTTTGATTGGGATACCGAAAAATTTCTGAGTTATTTTAAGGGAATCAACATTATAATTCCATAACTCATGTTTATATTCGGCACCTCCACAAACCTTAACGACGATCTCATTATCATCATTAAAGGTGAAGGAAGCATCATTGTCTTTAGGATCAGCGACTGCTCTAGGAAGAGTTGTATAGAGTAGCCAGGGTCGCACATTATCGAGGAGTTGTTCATTCATATCGAGATAATAATCGGTATCAACTGCTACAATAAGAGATTGACCATCGGGTGAGTCGTCACTCGGAGATACTGTGACGTCCTTCGCCCAATGAAAATCGCGCGAGCCTCTAAAACCACGGCGTTGGTCAGATTTAGACATTTGAATCATAAAAGGTTCCATACCAAGATTCTGCGCAAGCGATCGCGCAAACGGAGCGGCAGTGGACCGATCCGCCGCAGAATCTCCATGGGTGTGGAATTTGACCTTGTTAGGTCTAACAACGGGGGTGTCGCCGAACACCTGTCTGACAGTTGTTGGTTCAACACGAACGCACCCGCCGGTGCCTTCACTGTCTACAGTATTATTTTCGGCAATTTGCCGTGAAAACAACCGTCGTGCAATACGACGAATCACGGGCATCTTCCACGCTACTACGCGGAAGGCAACAAAACAGAGACCGGCTGCGACAATGACCTTTGCGGTTGTTTTGGAAGGAGACTCATAATTTGGATGACGTCGTAAAACAGTATCTGGTTTACGTACGAAAGGCATGCTAGAACACGAAATAGCACTATGAATCAGAAAGTGACAAGCTAGGGAGTCCAGGATACTCAATACTAAAATTGAGCTGACACTGATAAACTCCTTGGGCAAAAATATCAGGATTTGGATAATTTGGTTTTCGCTTTTATGTCTG